GAACAGCATGGACTTGTTTGTATTATATTAATGACAAATACACAGCAGACGATGAAGGAGAAACTAAATTCTTTTTTGATAAATGTAACCTAGATGGAATAGAACAAAATAATTCTAGTGAACTTCCTGTTATATTATCAATCGCACCAATACCAAATCGTATTGTTTTGTTCCAAGGAAACATTTTACACTCTGCTACAGCATTTAGGACTAAACCTAGATTTACAGTGGCATTTAGATTCGGAGATGAATAATGATTAAAAAGAAATATTACACATGGCAGGACGTAGAAAAAATGTGCGTTAGTATTGTTAATCAAATGTACAAGGACAATTGGCGTCCTGATTATATTGTAGGTATTACACGAGGTGGTAATATACCTGCTACTATTATTTCAAACATGACCGGCATACGATGTGAAGCAATTAAAGTAAGTCTACGTGATGGTAGCGAACAAGAAAGCAACTGCTGGATGGCAGAAGATGCTTTTGGTTATCCAGGTCAAGATTCAGGTGGACAAGGAAAGAATATCCTTATTGTAGACGATATTAATGATACCGGTGCTACATTTAATTGGATTAAAAAAGATTGGCATGCAGGTTGTTTACCAAACGATCCTAAATGGAATGATGTTTGGGACAAGAATGTTCGGTTTGCTACACTAACAGAAAACTTAGCAAGCGAATTTGATCAAGTACGATATACATGTCACGAAGTAAACAAAGCAGAAGAAGATGTTTGGCTAGTGTACCCCTGGGAAAATGTAGGAGAATACTAATGAGTTTTGAATGGAATAGAATACACAAGTGGGAAGAAAACTACGAACGTGATATTACAGACGATGTTCGAACACAGGTATGTGAGCATTACGATGTAGAAGAAATTACAGAATTAACTGAAGAACAAATTAACGAAGTCCAAGCATTTCGAGATGACCTTAATGAGTATTCAGTAATGCAATGGGGTTTTAGCAATATCTATTCAGAATGGGAAATGGAGAATGCGTGACGACTTAATGGTACAACAACAGGTAGACAATAGTTGGCAACATATGGTTGGTGTTATCTGTTTAAATCAAACAAACCGTAAACAGGTAAAAAGAGTGTTGCCATTGTTATTTGGCATTTGCCCAACACCTGTGCATTTAATTAACACTGCACCTGACACAATCAAGATGATTATACAACCATTAGGAATGGTAAATGTTAGAGAAAAACGTTTGCGTCAAATGAGCAAAGATTATCTAACTTGGGACGGTGAAGATGCTACAGAACTATATGGTATTGGCAAATATGGCAGTGACAGTTATGAACTGTTTTATAAGAAAAGAGTTCCTAAAAATATAGGCGATCACGAATTGAAAAGATACGTTGAGGAAGAATTTTATGCAGTATAATGAAATACCTTGGACAGATGTTCTTGTAGATACAAGAGATTATACTGTGTTTAAAGATGGGTTCCCTGTTACAGAAGGACATGTTCTTTTTGTGCCAAAAGAAGAAACATGGGAAAAACTTGAAAAATGTTATAAAGCAGCATATGCTTGGGGATATGAATGGATCCAAAATGGCTACTGTGATGCCTATAACATTGGACAAAATATTGGTGAATGTGCAGGACAAACAGTGATGTATCCGCATGTTCATCTTATTCCAAGACGCAAAGGCGACATGGAAGATCCACGTGGCGGTGTGCGTCATGTAATACCTGAAAAGGGTAACTATAGAAAAGGAGAGTCAAATGGCTAAAGAATATAACAGAGACAATATGATTGAAGCAATCAAAGAACATGCTCGAGGACACATTGCCAAACACGCAATGAACGTAGAAGTGTATCTTAAGAATTCAGCAGGAGTTGGAGAGCATCCAGATATTTTGGAAGCAATCGAAAAAGAACTCAAAGTTATTGCAGAATATCATGATCAATTGGAAGTTCTTGACAAGTATTTTTAATATAATGCTTGACAAAAACCTAAATATATCATATAATAAGACATAATGATGAGAGACATCCTCGTCTATAACTCGGAGAAACAAATTGAGCAAAAGCAAACAAATTAAAACCCGCCTACAAGATGCAGGTATCCGCTATTGGGCAGGTGACAATATTTCAGAAGTCTTGCAAAAAGGCGACAAAGAAGAACTGATTGACGAACTTACAGGCAAGTTCGAAAGTGTTCTTGACAGTCTTGTGATTGATAGACATACAGATCCTAACAGTCAAGACACAGGTAGACGTCTTGCTAAGATGTATGTAAATGAACTAATGGCAGGACGTTATGATCCTATGCCAAATGCAACTGCATTTCCTAATCACGTAGATGATGGATATGAAGGTATGTTGGTTGTGCGAAGTGAACTTAAAAGTGTTTGTTCACATCATCATCAACCTGTAACAGGTGTTGCATACATTGGTATTATTGCCGCAGAAAAGTTAATTGGTCTTTCTAAATACACACGTATTGCACAATGGTGTGCTAGACGTGGCACACTGCAAGAAGAACTTGCTAATGATATTGCACGTGAAATTATGAATGCAACAGGTTCTACTAACGTAGGAGTTTACATTCAAGCAACACATGGTTGTTGTGAGAATCGTGGTATTATGGCACATAGTAGTCTTACACAAACAACTGTACTAAAAGGTAGTTTCAAAGACGACAGTGGTACTAAGAAAGAGTTCTTTGACAACATTAAACTACAACAGGAGTTTGCACCAAGATGAAGCTAAGATATTCAGAGGCATTTTATAGTGTGCAAGGTGAAGGAAAGTTTGTAGGAGTACCTAGTGTGTTCTTGCGTACATTTGGTTGTAACTTTCGTTGCATGAACTTTGGTACAGGTATTAAAAAAGATCGTTGGCAACAACACAAAGAAGGTCAGCGTTACAATACTGAAGTTAAAGAACTAATTGATAACAAAGTTCATGAAACTACAGAAAAATTTGAGGACTTGCCTATCATTCACACAGGCTGTGATACATATGCAAGTATCTACCCGGAGTTTAAACACTTCAATAAACTTGCAGAAGTAGATGAAGTGGTTGAACACTTACTGTCACTTACTCCTAATGGTAAGTGGACACAGGACAATGGTCAAGATATCCATTTGATCATGACTGGTGGAGAGCCTTTGTTAGCGTGGCAAAAGCTCTACATTGATTTGTTCGAACATCCACGTATGCAGGATCTAAAAAATGTTACATTTGAAACAAACACTACACAAAAGTTACACGATGATTTCTTCAACTATCTCGCAGATCAAGATCGATTTGAAGTCACTTGGAGTTGTTCCCCAAAACTTAGCGTTTCAGGAGAACCTTGGGAAACTGCTATACTCCCTGATGTTGCTAAAGAGTATAGCCTTGTTGATGGTAGTGACATTTACCTTAAGTTTGTTGTCGCTACTCAAGATGACTTTGAAGAAGTTACAAGAGCTGTGGAGGCTTACAGAAGTGCCGGGGTACAATGTCCGGTATATCTTATGCCGTTGGGTGGAAGAAGTGAAGAATACAATCTCAATGTCAAAGAAGTCGCAGAAGCATGTATGGAGCGAGGTTGGCGCTTCACACCAAGACTCCACATATCACTCTTTGGAAACGCCTGGGGGACTTGAGAATATGTTTGATGAGGAACAATTTATTAATGATCAACACAAACGAGCAATGCAAGCACAAATTGACTCGCCCGAAAAACGTGCAAGAGAGGCAGGACTATAATGGGATGGTGGAGTAAACTAGTAAGAGATGCAGGAATTAAAAAGAAAATTGATGATCCTGTAAAAGAAAAAACAGCAGAAGAAGAGCGCAGAGCTATTCTACAGCGTGAAAAAGAAGATGCTACTCGTGCAGGTAAACCTTGGGTAGGGGTGTTAGATACTCAAGTTAATCCAGACAATATTAAAAACGGGTTTTTTGAATTAGATTGGAATAATGAGTTTATTGAGCAATTAATTGATGCAGGATATAGCGGTGAAACCAATGAAGACATTGTAAATGGATGGTTTCGTACTATAGCAATGCAGATTTTGGAAGAAGATGGTCTTGACAAAGACAGAGAAATAGGTTATATTAATGTTAAACCTATAGACAAAGATAAATCAGAGGTAAGTTAATGACCTATATATTAGTAGATACTGCAAATACTTTCTTTCGTGCAAGACATGTAATCAGAGGCGATGCTGATACAAAACTTGGTATGGCTTTTCATATTACACTTAATAGTATTAAGAAAGCATGGCAAGACTTTGATGGTAGCCATGTTGTGTTTTGCTTAGAAGGACGTAGTTGGCGCAAGGACTACTATGAACCTTACAAACGCAATAGACAAGAAACTCGTGATGCAATGACTACCTCGCAGGCAGAAGAAGACAAATTGTTTTGGGAGGCATTTGATCATTTTAAAGACTTTGTGACTGATAAAACTAATTGCACTGTTCTACATCATCCGCAACTTGAAGCAGATGATTTGATTGCAGGTTGGGTACAAAATCATCCTAATGACAATCATGCAATTATTAGTACAGATGGCGATTTTGCACAATTAGTTGCTCCTAATGTACGTCAGTACAACGGTGTTACAAATACTGTTATTACACACGAAGGATACTTTACAGACAAAGGCAAACCTGTAATAGATAAGAAAACAGGTGAAACTAAGCCTGCACCTAACCCCGAGTGGCAGTTGTTTGAAAAATGTATGCGTGGCGATACTAGCGACAATGTGTTCTCTGCATATCCAGGTGTACGTAAAAAAGGCACTAAAAACAAAGTAGGCTTGCAAGAGGCATTTGAAGACAAAGGTACAAAAGGCTACAATTGGAATAACTTGATGCTACAACGTTGGGTAGATCACAACGGTGAAGAACATCGTGTACTTGAAGATTACAATCGTAATGTTGTGCTGTGCGACTTGTCTGCACAACCTGAAGAAATTCGAAACATAATTGACACAACAATTAAAAATGTAAAAGCAAAACAAATTTCACAAGTTGGTTTGCGTCTTATGAAGTTCTGTGCTACATGGGATCTACAACGTGTGAGCGAAAACGCTCAGTTATACGCTGAGCCATTACAAGCGAGGTATGTAGCATGACAGTAAAAGCAAAAGAAATCGTTGATGGTAAATTTTGGATACTAGAAGATGGTGGAGTCAAAGTTGCTACACTTTCTTTATCAGAAGACAAATATATATTAAGTGATAAAGAAGGAACAAGATTTGTAAAAAATGCAAGTCAAATAGAAAAATCATTTGGTAAAATTGATTGGTCAAAACTTGAGATTACAGAAGTAACCAACAAAGAAGTACATGGATTTGATGCTAGTTGTGTTCCACACAATCCTTTATATGATGTAAAAAATAAACTGCCTTTGTTTACAAAAAGTCCTAAATCTAAAAGTTTATACTGTGCTGGATATTATATTATTCGTTTTGAAAAAGGTTGGGTGAAATCATTTTGTCCTAAAGCAATAACACTAGATCGTTATGAGTATAAAGGTCCTTTTAAGACTAGTTTAGAAATGCGTACAGAATTGAGCAAAGCAAATGCAAAATGATCCTATAAACACAGCACCAATACAGCAGTTTATACAGCAAGTAAAAAGTGCTGATGCAGGTAAAGCAAAAGAAGTAAGATTAGACATACAAGTTGCAAAGCGTCTTGCATTTACACTAGGCGAAACTATAGCAAAACTAAATGGTGATTTAGAAGAAATCCTATCAAAGAAATATTCCAAGGAGGATGAAACTATCAAGGTAGAACTTGATGGTGGAAATAGTTGGTAAAATAGGATAAATATATGCGTATATAACTTAGGAAAAGTACGCATTATGAGTAGACCAAAACCTAAAATATTGCTTGAACACATTGATAAGAAGACCTATAAAAGTGATCAAATTTTAGATGCTGAAGCAATTTGGGCAGTATTTTATAACAACAAACCTTTTAACCTTAAGTCCTCTAATAGTCTTACTAATTATCCAGGACCTAAGTATAAAAAAGTATCATTCTCAAATCCAGGACATGCAATCAATCTAGCAAAAAAATTAAATGATTTATTTAATTGCACAGAGTTTACAGTTGTAAAATTAAGCTCAGGTGAAACAGTAGATACAGATTAGCAATGAATTGGAAAGAAACATACACAAAAATTTTTCTTAAAAACGCAGGCAAATCAGTAAATGAAGCCAGCATAAAAGAAGTGATGCCTTTGTGGTGGCAAAACACAAGATCAAAAGACACAGGTGGACTACGTCTTACTGAAGCGGGTTACGATTTTATAAAAAATGAACTTGAACTACAAACATATCAAGTTCCTTATCCAGCAGATTTTGAATTCACAACCAATGTAGTTATATGGATGGATCAGTTTATTGACTGTCCCTACTACTTAGACCGGCAAGGAATTATAGTAACCAACGAAAAGAAAGCAATGGAACTGCATCTTTTTTCAGGTGATGTGAGAAAATATGGCTTAATAAAAGCCATGAATAGACCGAGATAATATACTAATATTACTAAATAATCTCATATGTTAGCTCATAAACATTTGGTGGTCCGGGCAGAAGTTGACAAGCCCATAGTCAATAAGAACAAAGCCATCAAATTTCTACGCTCTCTAATCAAAAAAATCAAAATGAAACCTATGTACGGTCCTACAGCAAGTTACTGTAAAATGATAGGAAATAGAGGTATTACAGCGTTCGCAATTATCGAAACAAGCCATATAGCAATGCACATATGGGACGAAAGTTCCCCTGCTCTTGTGCAATTAGATGTGTACAGTTGCAGTGATTTTGACCCTAAGACCGTGTTCGAACACATAGAACCTATGAAACCTACACACATAGACTACAAGTTTTTGGATAGAGAAGAAAAATTTATTGAAGTTTTGGCAAATTAGTGGTTGACTCTTAGGCTCGTTGGTGCTATATTAGTATACATAATAAGGCACTGATTAAAACAAGGAGTTACAATGGAAAACGTAGCAATTCGCACACTAAGCCCTAACAAGGCTAAAAACAGCATTAAACATGCTATCAAAAAACAACGTCCTATCTTTATTTGGGGACCTCCAGGTATTGGTAAATCGGACATTGTACACCAAATTGGTGAATATATGGACGCTCATGTAATTGACGTTCGACTATCACTTTGGGAACCTACAGACATCAAAGGCATTCCGTATTACGCCGCAAACGATAATACAATGAAATGGGCACCACCTGTAGAACTTCCTTCTAAAGAATTTGCTAAGAAGCATAAAGCAATTATCTTATTCTTAGATGAAATGAATTCTGCGGCGCCAGCAGTACAGGCGGCCGCTTATCAACTTATTCTTAACCGTAAGGTAGGCACATATGCATTGCCAGACAATGTTTATATTGTTGCCGCAGGGAACCGTGAAGCTGACAAAGGTGTTACATAT